TAAGAAGACATAGACCTTTTAGCAATGTCGATTTCACTGGGGTCCAGCAACGGGTTATCGTAGCTTGTAAAGTGCCACGCTTTGTACGTAGGATCATCATCTAGCTCCGCATATTTGTACAACTCATAAAAATGGTTGCGACCCATAGGTGTCCCTATGAACATCGCACATCCCTTCTGGTCAGCCAAGGCAGGTCTAAGAATCTGCTCAAATACTTCCGGTTTCATGTCGGCGTATTCGTCCATTACTAAGAACTTGAGGCTGACACCTCGCATTGTCTCTGGTCTGTCTGCACCTTTTAGACTAATTGTAGCACCGTTGACAAGCTTAATTTGCAAATTATTAATGTGACTACCGCTGATAACAGGATGCCCCAGTTCAAGCAAGGTTTGCCACATGATGTCTCTGGCTTGTCCCTGAGTAGGTGCGACGTAAAATACATGGCCTCTGTCCGCCTGTAGTGCGTTAACAATTAACATCCATGCTGCTAACCTAGACTTACCTGTACGTCGCCCAGCAGCTACTATTTTAAATCTTGTGTCGTCTGCCCAGACTTCTTGCTGCCAAGGTAGTAGTTCAATATTAAGATCCATTGAAGTTACTAAACGCTTGTGGTCTTTCTAAAAGCTCAAAGGTAACTGCTACTTCCATCTGTCCTGTTGCTGAAGATGCTTGAGTTTTTACAGTATCTCCATTGTGCAAAACAAAGATGCCTTTGTCGTTTTGACCGCCTAACACTTCTTTATTTCCTGCACCGATACTAGTACCGTCAAAGAAGTACATTTGGTCTACACCGCCCGTCTCCCACCAAAGACTTACTTGGTTTGTACTGCCGCCGTGGTTGGCAATAAAAACATACACAATGTGTACCGTATAGCCTGTTGGTATAGTAAACAGCGTCTGTTCAGTAGCATCTGTTAACGTAATGTGTTTTGTATGAAGCATTAGTACAACCAAATCACTGGAGTAGTACCCCTAGTGTCCACGTGTACAAACGTATCAGCAATACCCACACCAGTAAAACCAAGGTTCAGAGCATTAGCCACAATAGTGTAGCGGTGGGCGGCATTTGTTATTTTTATGTCAGCCGCGATCCCTTGGGCATGTGTCCCCGGCACTTCCTTTTTTCTTTCAATAGGGTGCTGAGTTGGATGACGGTAACCAGACGTTACCTCAAACGGGAAGCCACATGCACCCCGCAATTGGTCTAACTTCTCTAGGAACTCTTGTTCCATGTTGTTGGTGCCAGTGACCTGACAGTCAAACTCTTCTCTTTTGAAGTGCTTAAGACCCATCTACTACTTCTCCTTCTATGATATCGTCTGGAGTAGTTACTTCGGCAGTACCGACACCTGTAATATTGATTTGTATGGCGTTTCTACCGGTGTCTTTGACTACGTCCTTTTCAAAAGCACCTACTGGTAGTATACGGTCCATCACAAGTTTCCAAGCAGCAGCCTGATTCTTGTGGTCATTGTCCAAAGCAGCATCAAAAATTGTCTCTAGGACCTTACGAGACTTAGGACTAGCCAACATCCTAGCCTTGTACTCATTAATTATCGCTGCGTCACCCTTTGGTCGGCCTACTTGACCCTTGTTTCCGGGTTTTACAGCGGCTACTTCGGACTTCCGGGGTCTGCCACGACCTCTTTTTTTGATTTCAGCGGTCATAACTAAAATTATCCCTCAATATGCCAATAGTATAACATAAGTTGACACAAAAGTCAAGCTATTTTAGAGGTAAAAGCAGTAGAAGTACAAACATGAGTAAAATCAACGGGTTACACGGGCTTAATTTTGGGGTAATTTTCCTAATTTTGACCTATTTTGTGTCTAGGTGGCTACTACAAAAGTACAACACATGTCAACCCCTCCCCCGCCCCATGTTTTTCTAGGGGTTTGACACGGGTTGCGCCTTGTGTTAGCCCCAAGAGTTGGCATGGTTCTTGCATGGGGGCAACACGGGGCAACTTGGCACGGGGTTTGCATGGGTTGACAAGTGTGTGAGCCTGTGTTGGTCCCTATAGTTGGCACGATTGTTGCTACGCGAGCCTTCTATATCACGCACACACGCGACTAACACGGAATGACACGAGCGGTCAATAGTCCAAACGTGTGAAATATTTACGGTTTACAGCTGGGGCAATCTGTAGTTTACTACACACATGGCGAGACGGGGACCGAAGCCACCCCTAGATGAGAATCATTCTTATGAGTACACTAGACAGAGACACAGCGAAGAAGATCGCAGAGCACTTCACAACTATTCAGGTATGGGAAATGATTGCCCAAGATGAACTAGACAAGGGAGACTACGAGCAGTCCCGTAAATGGTCTAACGTTGCGAACAGGGCCGTCTGTGCACTAGCGGATGACTTCGGGATTGAGTTGCCTGCGTTGTCAATATCACGACGGCAGTTGCGCGATGGTCACAAGTACGGCTGGACAGAAGACGCGGCATAGGAGGTTGACTAATCGCTGGGGATTCGCTAGAGTCTCCAGCTGTGAGTCAACACACGAGCCACAGGAGGCATTGACACATGAGAAAGATCGAGCAACAGATGAACAGAGCTATCGCACGAGGTGAAAGCTGGGCAGGAGGTAACACACAAGTGACACAACACGCCGCAGGCTGTTCTGTGTACCTTCATGGGCATTTGATAGCTGACATTGATAACGACGGTACAGCATGGGCTAATCAACCCACGTTACTAGGTTGGCCCACACGTACCACCATGTCACGTCTGAGAGCATTAGGTGTGGACGTATGCACACGACGTGGAGACATTTACCTGAACGGAGAAAAACTAGCATGAACAACGTAATACAAGAGTACCTAGCACTGGTAGAGCGTACGGTATACCATAGCGACCTAGACGCATTTGACGCGCTAGAGCAGTTGGAGGAGGATTACCCAGAGTTGGCAGACTTGGTCTATCAATCGGCTGGTCCTCTGGCATACGACATACAGAACAACGAGGTGACATCATGAACTTTGGACACTGGACAATCTGGTACAACCACGAGCAACACGTATGGGACATCTACGACGGACGCAAGGGGTTCAAGTACCCAGAATACACCATCAACAACTACAGCGGACTCATGAACAAACTACGGGACCGCTTGGGATTCCTAGACACTGACAAGAACCACCGGAGATTCTGGCGTGTGATGCGTTGGTGGGACAGACTACGACACGGGAGGCGCTAGACATGGAACTATTGATGACTGTAGCACTGATGGGGGCCTGCTTCGGCTTCGGCTGGATAGTCGGACATGCCACAGGTTACGAGAGAGGTAGAAACGAATGGCCACGATAACAGAGAAACGGAAGTATCTTAGCTTACTGGAGAAGATCGGGACTTTTAATCTTCAGTGGAGCATGGAGTACCCCACGCCATACATGAGCAAAACCCACGTGCTACTGCATGGGGTTGAACTGCGGCGACGTGGGGAAGACATACCGACAGACATCAAATGGCCGGAGGTGACACAGTGACACTAGAGGAAGACGCTAGACGCTACGTGGAGGCCCTACGGTCTCCAGCGAACGGCTGGGGTAGACACATGGTGCCCTTCAACTGGAAAGACAGGGAGGGTAAACTGGTGGAGGACTGTACAACCACGGACAGCTGGCGTTCCTACATGGGCAGACGCTACGGCGTACAGGAGACGGACAGAGCGATACAGGAAGCACTAGGCCAGTCGTTCACCCATAGGGGTACGACGTGGTTTTATGACGGGACGGAGTCGCAGACTGCGTCTACAGAGGAGGACTAAAGCATGGGCGAGGTTTACGAGTGCACAGAGTGTGGCGAGTGGTACAGGAACGAGACCCACGTGCTACACCTAGACACGATGGACACACACGTGTGCATCTACTGTGCTGAAGACTTGGGACTTTTTGAGGAGGACTAGAGAATGTTCGAGAACTGGCAACCATTTTGGGACGTGTTGATCTTGGTATCAGCATCTGGTATACTCACGACTTGGCTATATGTGAAAGGAGAGCTTGACGAGTGAAATTGTTTATCTGGGCCATTACATCGCCACTATGGGTTCCGTTGTGGCTGTTTTACGAGTATACTGTGGGGTCTAGTTCTTCAGTGTATGAAGACGATCCATTACATGACGACGGGGAGGTATAAACGATGACTAGAGAAACATGGGAGATGTGGGCAGACGAGTATCAGGACTACTGGGAAGCTAAAGGCAATTACGCCGAAGAGTTCGAGCAGGACGACATAGACGCATGGAAGGAGGAGGAGCAGAAGGTGATAGACGAGTTAATACAACGGATGCAGGGGGCCTACAATGACGTTTGAGGAATACGAGCAGGGTTACTACTCTGGTGACTCTGAGGACCCCTCAGGGCCTCCAGAGGACCCAGAGATGCACGCCATGGTTGAACACTTGGTGGAGTTTGATACTGAGATGTACCGACTAGAAAGCCGGAGAAAGTACAAAGGCTTGTCATACAAACACCTTGAGATGCTCATGGTGGAGCTACATGGGAAGGAGTGGAGAGATGCGCTGTAAGGCTTGCGATAGAATCCTAGAGGAATCAGAACTGACACGGAAGGACACACATGGTGATTTTCTTGATCTCTGCGGTATTTGTCTTTCTGCTACTGCTTCTGCGGGAGTAGATACAGAAACTATGGAATATTACCAATATGAGATATTTACAGAGGACAAAGATTATGATACCCTCTACTAAGGTATACTTAGGTATATATACTAAAGAAGAAGCAGTAGTAGTTACTACAGGAGTATAACTTATGTTAATCGACGAGAAGTCAATCTATGAGGTCACAGGTGGCGACTACAGTGTGTACTGCTTCGGCTACACACAAGCCCGCACAGTGACCAATGACATCATGACGCGTGACCCATGGGGTGGTATACCCTTTGTGATACGTAAGGACCTTGAGGTGTCCTTTGACGACAAGGGCAACGTGGTTATGCCTAGGGTGGTACTTGATAAAATCCTATTTATAGCCAGTGATGAGCTACCGGAGGGTGACGAGTGAACAGGCAC